GGGGCAGTCCATGAAACATGTTTATTGTTAGTTTCATTGCCAACAACTTTACTCTTAGCCATAGATGATACGTTTTGAGAACGAGATGCACCAGCTAAAGCACCGGCAATCGCCGTACCACCTATACCACCATAATTTTCCAATAAGTTATTGACCCAGCCCCGGGAACTAGCAACACTAGAACGACGGGACCCCAATGAACGCATTGACCCAACACTAGAACGACGAGAGCTAGCAGTACGCATACTAACATCTTCACTACGCACAGGACGTACTCTTGATCCATATCCACTATCTAATAAATAACTCCTAGCTCTCCGGGTGGGAGTTCTCCAAGGGTTATACCTAGGTCCATTAGGCCTTCTAGCAACAACCCGGCCACTCCGCAACACCATCCCACCAACTGCACGACCAAATGGTAACATTTAACAAATAAAGAACGACCTTAGGTAGCAAGTAGACTTCGCTCTGTAAGTAATACTAGGAGCGAAGTCTTCTGCAACCTAAGGTCCTTGGCGTGTGTGAAGAACCTAACTCACCATATCAGCAAAATTTATATCCCCACACACACCCCCAACCCAAGCCTTAACCAAAACCCTGATCTTATATGTGCCCTTTACCTTGACCTTTACTGTCAGAGCAGATTCCCTTATTGCGCTTATTCGCGGGCTCCCCCCTCTTTTTCTAGGCAAGCCAAGAAAAAGGGGACCCCCCAGGCTCAACGCTCCATTGGCGGGGAATCAGCTCAGACAGTCAAGGAAAATGGTATCTTACACACACACATAAGGGGTTAATTAGGGGTCACTATGACACCATCGTAATCCATGAAATATGTTAAACTGTGACGTACCATATAAACAAATAAGTATATTGATTATGCAATGGACGAGTTGGGATTTCACCTTATTCAAATGGCAATTGAACTACAGGAACAAGAAGAGCGCCTTCGACAATTTGAAAAAGATATAGCTGAAAGTCGCAAAAGATTGCACGAAATGATAATCGAGGAGAATCCCCAACAATACTACGCGAGACGCGCAAGAAGACAATCAATCTTAAATAAAATGAAACATGATTGATTTTTAATTCATTATAGTTTCCAATCCATTAAGTTTATGTATCACACGTGTAAACCTTCTTCTTAAGGCATACTTAGTCTCTATATCCAAGTTTGGATACCATTCATTAGGACTAAGATTAGAGGTTATAACCCATTTCTTAGTGTTTAAAAACACTTGGGAACCCTTAACCTCAACCGCACATGGATATCTATCCAACCACTTCAATACGTGACTAATATCCACAATACCACGAAATTCATCGATAATAATAGTGGATTGCCCGTGATATCCATCAAACCATTTGGTCAAAGGTGATTTAATATAGTAATCGTCCCCAACTTCATCAAACGCCATGCGAGACTTTCCAACACCTGTAGGACCATATATAACAATCACCTCCTGAGGACCACGCATAATTGGTTTCTGATATTCAACAAATATCTTTTTAAACGTACTATAATATCTTATATAAATATCAGCAGGAATATCATCCAATTTGCCCTCTTGAGCTTGTTGCTTTATCAAAGCCCAATCCTCCTTAGAATTCCTTCTAACCGGCTTCACACCAAGCTCAAACTGAGAACCAGCCACACGACTTTCCTCCTTCCAAACATATTGATCAGCGGCCTCAGACCGACTGGGTTCAACATGTGCCTCACGACAAAATAAACCCTTACAACCAACAACGCTAATTTTACGTTTAGTAATAACTAGCAGCTGCCAATGTTCATACCCACCCTCACCAATTTCCTCCTGACCTTTTATATAACACACACCGGCAGGCAAACATTTACACCACTTATCCTTAGGAATTGTCAAAAGGAAATATTTAAATTGAGGGGAAGGCATTTTAAAAACGAAAATAATTGTAAACAAATCATTTATTTATACACAAACCGTGGGAACCATTTCCCAATTAAGACGTACTTTCCACGCTTTCGATAAAAGAGGAAACAGGCAACGTCGCAGTATCCAACCATCCAGCCTCTTGAACATTAGCCGCTTCAGCTAAATTATACGCAGGTTGATTATATGACGCAGGTAAATTAACTGCATAACCTTTCTTACTAGAACCCCATACATCTTCACGATGCATAGTAACAGTTTTACTAAAGAGAAAATTTATAGACGTTTCCTGAAGCGCAGACGACAACTTATTCTGACCAGATTCTACATAGGCATCCGCACCAACCATTCCACGAGTAGATATTTGAATAAAATGAGATATGCCCTTTTTATATTCAAAATCTTTCAACTCACCAGTACCAGTACCGGCATTATCCTGAGACAACAATTCCTGATTCCAACGTAAATTTTTATAAGGAATATGTAGAGTTAAACTTTCACCAGGACCCATCACAAAACTTTTTTTGAACGCACCTTTCTTCCAGAATTTACTCACGCCTGGAATAGAGAGAGGCTTAAAGAATGGATGTTTCCAAAGATTAGCGACAGAGATAGCGCCAATATTGGTATAACCAAGAGTAGTATTCGCAATTTGTTGTTCCGTATAACATTGATGAACCCTTTTGATAGGATCCAACGCATCACTCTGATGACAAACCCAATCACGAATTTGAACACTAGCACGAGTATCATTTGTATTAGTTAAGTATAACGTAAAGTTACACCTATCAACAATAATAGTCTCCTGCTTTTTAACGAGATTTAAACCTTGACTTCCAGTTATATTATCTTGTAACGGCGGAGGAGCCAACAAACCAATACCACTAGCCGAATTACCAATTCCAAATTCTGCTTTCATTTGGGTATCATTAAATAATGGAATAAACCCATGACCAGCATAATTAGCAGCACTTTTCAAATTACCAAAGAAGTTAATATCACCTGACGTTGTCAAATAATACTTCCCTAAATATTCAAACTTTGCTTTTCTTCCAGGAGACATATGAGCCACAGCTTTTATCATCCTTCTTACCTTTTTCATGGTGACTTTCTTTTTTCCCTTTCTTTTCTTCTTAGATATTCTTCTTTTCTTTTTGCGAGATGGGGCAGTCCATGAAACATGTTTATTGTTAGTTTCATTGCCAACAACTTTACTCTTAGCCATAGATGATACGTTTTGAGAACGAGATGCACCAGCTAAAGCACCGGCAATCGCCGTACCAC